AATCCATTAATTCATTCAAAGAATTTAGATTATTGTTTTTCAATAGAGAAGGAGCTGAAATAGCTAAATCCATATCACCAGATTTTTGGCCCGGGGCTTTTTTACCAGTAGAACCTAATGAAGCCATATCAGATTTAGAAATCTTTAATACTTTAGATAGTTCTGCTTCAGCTTTATTTAAGGTTGCAATGGAGTTTTCTTGGTTGATAGCAACAACACCCTTAACAGCATTCCCGCCTTCATTTAAACTCATAAATTTTCTAAACGTTATCATAAGCTTTTGAAACTCCCTGCTTTAAACGTGTCTGTAACAATTTTTAGTAAAGATCCGTCGTTCATCTTGATTACAATTCCTTCAAAATCTGGACCCAAAGATCCGGTTTTTATATGAGTAAGAATCTTATTAGAAATTTGTTTCTGATATTCAAGAATTTCAGCTTTAACTATTTCTTTGAGTTCTTTATCTACCTTCTTTCTTGAGACAAGTAAAGCCTCAAGATTATCGTATTTCTTTGTTATGTTCTTATCAAACAATTTCAATTCCATCTTTATATCAATATCACGATCTAATTTTATAGAAGGCTTTACAATTTTTCTTGTGTCATTCGATATTGAGTATAATTCTTTGATAATCTTATTTTGATCTGGATGCATATTGCCATCATCATCTTTTACTTCAAATGGCACAAAAGTCATTAGCTTACCTAATTTCTTTTTGTCGTAAGATATTCTTATGAATTTTATCTTGTCTACTTCGTCAATTCCCATTGGCATATACAAGATTTCACCAATAACTTTTATTCCATTTTTATTATATTTAGATAATATTGCCTGAAACTGTTTATCATCTTTAAACTTTTTGAGTATCGCATCAAAGTTTTTACCTACAGCACCACTATATCCTTTTGATACATCTCTAGCATAAAAGCCTCCAACATCAAATGTAGAAGGTGAAGTTGAAGATTCAATAAAGGATTTTCCAGATTTATCTTGTCCTATTCTAAGAGCGGATCCATCTATTTTTTCTGTTATTGATATTGTTTCTTTTGATAGAATACCACCAAATTCATCATCAAGTTTTTTAGCAAGTTCAAGAAACTTGAGCGGTTTCATTTTATCTATGTGATCAATAAAAACCTTACTGGTTTTAGTCTGTTCAGCTATGAATGATTTGAAATTTAGCACTTTAAAACTTTCTTTTCAGTGTTTAATTTTATAGTCACATATAATATGTGTTGGATGTATCCCACCTGATTTATTCCTTATATTAACTTTAAATTCGAATTTTGGTGTAGATATTCTCACATCTATTCTTTTTGAACTACCACTGATTGGATAATCTGTGATAACTTTTAATGGGGTTACATAATTATAAACATCAGACGAAGATATAAAATATTCAGATATATTGTCAGTGTTTGCCTTTTCAGCATGAATTAAATAATATCCATATCCTAATCCAGATGCAAGAAATTCTTTAAGTTTTGCTTTATTTANTTTATTAGTAACATCCACTGATTTTTTTACTGCTCTCTTTTTTGTGGCAGATGGTTTATACGACTTAAAAACCTCTATAAAAGATTCTTGGTCCAATCCTAACATTTCCAACAATTCCAGTCCATTTTTATTTCTTATCAGGCCGCTATTTATTTCTTCCTTTGGGAGAATTTTAGCTATGCCAGAATTGAATAATGAAACGGTCGGGCCCATTTTTAAAGATAAATACATATTTCCTTTGTCAGTTTTTACAGTTAAATCGGTAACTACGCTTCCTATATCTGAAACTCCAGCGTTTGGAGTTCCTCCAATATAGATTTTTCCTTGCTTAAATATTAATGGTCTTGGTTTGTTTAAACCGCCTTCGTCTATAATTTCTATATCTTTTTTATCTTTTAAATATTTCTTTATGAAACGTTTCATAAAGGTGGGATACTTATAATCTTCTTCATACGATCTAGTCATTATATACAAACCTAAATCTTTAGAAAGATATTTTTCGAAAGCTATACCTTTATTTCCTCCACCCTGATTACCTCTAGAACCATTACCGATTGTTAGTGTTAATCCAGTTTCTTTAGCTAATTTTTTTATATCTATATCATATTGTATTTTTCTTGATATTTTTACAATATTTGGTTTTGTAAAATCTATAGCTAAAGGATCAAGCATTTCATTTTCAGTATCTGTCTGTATCATTTTATATAGCAATGCTACTTTATTTTTTGTTGTAAGCGTGCTATTTAAAATATCTTCTTCGGATTTTGGAATAAAAGAATACATTTCTTGTAAATGTCCTTTAAAGGATTTCATTATCAGACCTTTTATTTTTATTTATATAGATCGCGTTTTTCCATTTCATAGCAACAAATTCTGGGGTCCATCCATTAAACCCAGCTCCCAAGTTGAGTTTTCTGCACATATCTCTTGCACTTTTTTCTTTTGTGTTCAATTCAATAGTAGTGTCTGTTTCTTTTTCTAAAATATCGTATTGGCCGTCATTCAATTTTACTGCGTAGCTCATTGTATATCTCCCATGTCAAAGCTTTTCTTCTTTTTAGAAAATTTGGACTCACTGTCCCATTGTTCACCAAAACCTGTTTTGTCAAATGCTGGTTTATCGCCATTAGTTTTTGCTTCGGATTGAATTCCAGACTGAGCAACTTCTTCTAGGTTGAAGAGTTTCATTTTTGCTCTTTCAATGCCGACAACAAATCTTCGATAATATGACAAATCACCCCAACGATTTTTAAGCTGCTTGATCATAAGTTGACCTAAAGACTCCAATTCTTCAGATGTAATCAAAGCAAAAATAGCATCAGCGGTGTGTGTAATACCCATAGATTCTGAAGTATTTGTTAGATCAACATCAGTGTTATCATATCCACCACGGTTAAACTGCGATGAAGTAATAACAGCGCAATCAAATTCCATAGCCAAGCCACGAATTTCTTCTGCAATAGATTTTACTAGAGTATACGAATTAGCTGCGGCAGCACCTTTAACACGCGAAGATGCACAAATATTAAGATAATCGATGCATATAACATCTGGTTTAAAGTTCTTTTTCATACGCAATTCATTTAGCATATGACGGAAATGCCCAGCATGCGCAGAACCAGTTGGGTATTCTTTTACGATGAGCTTACCTGTAGTTTTTCCTTTAATGCGCTCAAGTTTCTTTTCATACACATCTTTTGGCATTTGGCTGAGTTCATCGAGTGTAACATCAAGAATATTTGCATCAATTCGTTCTGCAATTTTTTCTTCTGCCATTTCCATTGTAATGTAAAGAACATTATTACCATAGAGAAGATTTTGAGCAGCAACGTGACATTTGACAAGAGATTTACCACCGCCGGTAGTGGCAAGCAAAACAGTCATAGATTTTCTTGGAAGCCCACCTTTTGTGATCTTATTGAGCAGTTCAATGTCGAATGGCAGACGTTCTTCTTTGCGATGGTAATATTCATAACGAGAATCAAAATCTTCAAGAAAATCGTGACCGATATGCGTATCAAAGTTGATACCTAACGAATCAGATAAAAGTTGTGGAATTGCGCCTTTGTCGTATTCTTTATCTTGGCCATCAAGAATGAGAATTGCTTTTCGAATTGAGTTGTAAAGATCTTTGTCTTGGCAAAACTTTTCAGTTTCCGATACTAACCATTCTTGATTTGTTTTTTCATCTACAGCAAACTGATCAATCAGTTCATTAATGTCTTTAAAGCTCTGTTCATTAAGATCAGTTCTCTTATCAATAGAAATTTTAAGAGCTTCAATAGATGGTGGCTCTTTATATTGGTTAACGTATTCTGCATATGTTGTAAAGACACTTTTATAGCTGTGTTCTTCAAAATACTCGTCTTTGATATACGGAAAGACTTTTCTTGAGTATTCTTCATTATAAATTAGATTAGATAATATGGTTTTTTCTATCATTCACGCCTCTTAACTCCAAATATTAAGATGACTCTAATCTATTTTAAATTAGAGTCATCCATTAAAGTATCATTATATTATATTTCCGGCAAATATAGCCTTTAAAGTATTATATTATATTATATTATACTTCATCACCATTGTCAACATCATAATCATCAGCAACTTCTAAGAAGTCTTCATCTGCCACATCTTTTTGACCGCCGGTACCAGGCGCGAGTTTAAACTTCTGTTCTATAAATTCCTTGAAGTCTTTATGCTTTGTCAGCCTTTCGAAGTATTCATCGTTACTTTGCAGATCTTTTGCTCTGTAACTTTTTTCAGAAATTTCACCTGTATCTGGATCGACAGTTTGGAACCAACCAACTTTTGGCTTGATAACAAAACCAGCTTCTTGAGCAAAATCAAACAGTGAAGACCATTTCTGAATACCACCTTCGTAGTAAACTGTAAAAGGAAGCTTTGCTTTTTCTCTTACATAACGAGACTTTTCAATGTTAATTGTGAATTTGAAGCCCGCAAGTTCAGTACCAGTTTTCTCTTGAGCCTTGGTAATGATAAAGATCTGATTCGCGGAGTAATATATTCCTGTACCACCAGACACGATATTCTTGGGGAACATACCGATCTCTTGATAGATGTGGTTAATGGCCAAACAAGGAACTTGTCTTGTAGTAAGGTGAGGAGTAATAATACGAAACAGAGATTTCAAGCTTTTTGCGCGAGACATATCTGCAACGGACTTTTCGTTTTCAGCATCTTCTACTTCTTTCTTAGAAGCAAGGTTGCCGATGGAGTCAATCATAATAAAGACTTTGTCTTTCTTTTCAATTTCTCCAAGGCGCTGAACAATATCAAACTTCAATTGTTCTACGTTTTCGATAGGAATGTGGATAACTCTATCGATGTCAATATCAAAACTCTGAATATAGTCTGGTGTAATGCCAAATTCAGAGTCGTATAAAATAGCAACGCTATCTTTGTATTTGTCAAGATACGCTTTCATGCAATATAGCGAAAGCATTGTTTTGAAGCTTTTAGAAGCACCAGCAACTACAGTAAGTCCTGGTAACAATCCACCGTCCAGTGATCCACTGAATGCAATATTCAAAATAGGTAAATCAGTTGGAATAACTTCTTTTACATTAAAAAATGAAGATTTTGAAAGAACTGAAGCTGATTTAATATTACCAGACTTTAGCATCTTGTCTAATAGACTCATATTAGTCTCCTTGTGCTATAGATTTTAACTTTTCTTTATATATTTGTATTCGTTCGACTCGATTAGGCCAATTTATTGTAGACTTTTCTGGATTTTTACATAGATTGTCCAAAAAAGGAACTATAGACTTGTAAATCGAATCGAGTCTATTTTCAAGATCTTCAATTTTTTCTTTATCACTCTGCATGAGTGTTTCGAGTTTTTCTTTTACTTCGTGAACTTCTTCATCAGCAAAGCTAAAACCAAAATCAAAATCTTCTAAACTTTCAGTGCTTTTCACACAGCAATCCTTTCTCGAATTTGGGAAAGGGGCCGAAGCCCCTTTCTTTTAGCCTTTTGCTAGCTGTTTGAAGAGCGCAAGATCTTCGTCATCTTCATCAGATAGCGAACTCTCTGTAGAAGATTTTTCTTCTTTCATGGTAGGCGCCGAAGCTGTCTTACCAAGATTGCTCATGTCTAGATCGTTATCTAGATCATCTTCTGCCTTATCAACAGCACCAGAACGATCGTAATTATCTTCGCTGAGCGCTAGGACACGATACAGCTTTGCTTTTAATTCAGCGTATGGCTTGAAGTTTTTAGCGTCAACAAGCTCATTGAGAGAATGCTCTGACTTCCAAAGTTCTTCAAGCTTACCATCATCTTCGAACAAAGGTTCTGGAGAATCAAACTCTGATTTATCGTAGTTCGGATAACCTTCAAACTGACGAATTTTAAGGCGGAAGTTAGCTCCTTCCCATAGATCAAAAGGATTTACAGGATTTTCATCTTCAAATGAAGGGTTCATCATATCGTTTAGCTTATCAAAGATTTTCTTACCGAATGAGTAAAGGAAAACCTTTCCATCATTGTCAGGATTGCCACTGTCTTTTACGATGTAGACGTTAGCTACATACTTAAGACGACGCTTTTGCTTACGTGCTTGATCCTTGTCAGATTCATTACCTGTATTCCAAAGTTTAGAATTGAACTCAGAAACTGGGTCATCTTGATTGATTGTAGTAAGAGAGTTTTCGATGTACCAAAGACCAGTTGGACCTTGGAAACCGTGATCCCATACACGAATGAAAGGCATATCTTCTTCGCCTGGAGCTGGCAAGAAGCGAATAATTGCAAAACCGTTGCCCGCTTTATCGCGAGTTGGCTTCCAAAATTTACCTTCGTTGGGGTCTGAGTAGCTCTTGGAACTAATTTGCTCGAGCTGTTTGTTCAGTTTGTCTAGTGAGCCTGAACGATTCTTTTTAAGTGCGGCAAAATCTACCATTTGTAATTCTCCT